GAACGTCGCCCGGTAGAGCGCGCCGTGGCCCTTCGGGTGGTTGCACCAGATCCCCCGCTGTTCGAACGGCACGTGCTGCTGGTAGAGCGCGCAGATGGCCTCGATGTGCGGGCTCAGGGAGGGGTTGCCGCCGAAGCAGCCGACCACCCCGAAGTAGCCGGCCAGCGACGTGACCGCCTGCTCGAACTCGGCGGGCGTCATCATGACGGGCTTCCCGCCCAGGTTCGACCCCTGCGTGCAGCCGAAGCACGCCTTGTCGCACGCGCGGGTGATGTGAATCTGCAGCACGCCCCGGCGCCAGATGTGGGGCCGTGGCGTACCAGGCGCCACCATCTGAGCGATCGCATCCTGTTCGGTCATCGTGCGGTCTCCGTGGTCAGCCGCGGCGTCACGCGGCCCCACCAGTTCTTGTGCGTCTCGCCGTAGTGCAGCACCTCGAGCGAGTCGATGAGGGCGCCACGCGGGAACCGCATCGCCAGGTCGTAGTCGTAGCCATCGGCGCCGGGGTAGCTGCCGAACCGCTCCCGGCCATCCCAGCGGAACAACTGGAAGTAGCCGCCCCCGACCGACGTGCAGGCGCGGTGCTGGCTGACCGCGATGCGGCCCTTCATCACGATCTCGCGCCCGCGCTGGAACCGCGGCAAGCCGTCGTAGCGCCGGCAGCCGTAGATCGTCTCGGCCTTGAACGTGTCCGGGTGGGGCAGCGCGCCGCGCGGGTAGCCGTCGGCATCGATCGCCAGCACGAGCTCGCCCCGCAGGGGCCGCGGCGTCTTGTCGCCGGCGAGACCGATCGCCTCGTCCATCGCCAGCGCCTTGTTGAACCTCGGCGTCAGGTCCACCTTCCCCGTGGCGTCGACGCGCCCACGTTCCCGCCAGTAGGCATGCCAGTGCGCCGGAGGCACGAACGTCGGGTCGTGGCGCTGCCAGGCGTCGGTGATGAGGACGCGCGCGCCGCAGGCCTTCCCGATCGCCTGCGTCTCGGTATCCGCGGCCGACGTCACCACGGTGACCGACCAGCCGGCGAGGATGGGCATCCACGCGGGCAGCGTCTGCGCCAGGTGGTCGCCGTAGTCGACGCACGCGATGACCGCCCTCACAGCCGCACCCACCAGATGGAGCCGGGGCCGCGGCGCACCAACGGGCCGAAGTGCTCATCGACGGCCAGGCGCACGCCGGGATGATTGTCGGTCGTGTAGTCGTGGCCAGCCAGAATCCCTCCCGGCGCCACCAGCACCTCATACGCCCGGATGTCGGCCCGGACACCTTCGAGGGAGTGGTCGGCGTCGATGAAGATGAAGTCCGGCGCGTCGGGCAGCGCGGCGGCGAGGGCCAGCGCCACGTCAGGCGAGTTGCCGCGGAACAGCTCGACACGCCCGGCGGTCAAGGCGTCCTGGACGTTCGAGCGCCACTCCGCTTCGATGGCCTCCGGTCCGCGCGTGGCCAGTTCGTCGTTGCGGAGGTCACGGCGCTCGCTCGCATCGCACCAGTTGTCGACGACGTAGACGCTGCCGCGGGCGTGGTCGGCAAGCACGCGGGTGCTGCGACCCTTCCATGCGCCGATCTCGACAATCAGATCCGAGCGCGCGGCCACGGTGGCCAGCCACGCGAGTTCGTGGGGCTCCATCCATCCCTGAATGGCGAGGGCGGGGGCGAGACTGTTCGGCGGCTCCATGGCGTGCAGCATGTCGCGCCGAGGCGGAGCCTGCCGACGCTACGCCTAGCGTCTCGCCGAATCGGGTGGCCCCTCGTCGCCGTCGAAGGGCAACAGCGGCTCTGTCGGCCGGTGCATCCACTCGCGGTCTCTGGGCACGATGATCTCCCTGGTCGTGAACGTCGCCTGGCACTCGGCGCACTCGCGCCGGCGGCGACCCAGACGCGTCTCGAGCACACGCGACGCGGTCAGGCATCCGCAGCTCGGGCAGACGAACTTCAGGGCAGGCTCGCGCACCATCGCGTCACCTGAGATATGAGCTCCGCGAGACGCGGCGACCAGGCGGGCGCGTGGCCGGCGGCACCGGTCGTGTCTCCACATCCGGCGCCGTCTCCGCCAAGGCCCGCGCGACCGCGTCGAGGTTCGGGTGCAGCAGGCGCAACGCCGACAGCGCCAGCACCGTGCAGTCGAGGCCCTCGTTGCGCGTGCGACGCTTCCGCCAGAACATCCGCGGCACGCCGTGATCGAACTTCTTGACCAGCACCTCCGAGGTCAGCTGCTCCATCAGCTCCTGGTCAGCCCACTCTGCCTGCGGGAAGTGCACATACCCGGGCCCAGCCTCGGTCACCCGCAGCCGAGGCATGACCAGCGACTTCGCCGTGTCGACGCCGATGGTGTAGAGCGGCACCTTCCGCTGTTGGCGGCCCCACGCCCGCATCGAGGGGGATGACACGATCGGCCGCTCGCCGTCGCGACCGATCGTCGCGAACACCCGGCGACCCGCCTTCCTGGCCACGTAGTCATAGACCTCGGTGGTGCGGTGCCCCGCGGAGTCGATGCAGGTCGCCGCGATCATCAGCTGGTGGCCGTACTCGTGGACGTACTCGTGCTCGAGCACGGCATCGAGCGCCGCCCAGGGTTGTGGCTTCGAGGTGTCGCCGGGCAGCAGCTGCCGGTCGACGAACCACGCCTCCTCGCCAGGCCCCCACGCGATGACGACGAGCTCGAGGCGGTCGTCCTGGACGTCGACCCCCATCGTCAGGACGCAGCCGCCGATCGGCACATCGACCCCTGGCGGGTAGGCCTCGCGGCGGGCGAAGAGCGGATCCGCCTCCACGCCCTCGCCGGTGGTCGGCTCGATCGGCTCGCCCAGGGTGGTGTTCAGCCAGGTGTGCAGCTCGGCGCGGTCGCCCTGACGCATCTGCGCGTTGGCCTTCAGAAAGCCGGCCACGATGTCGCGCAGCGACTCGAAGGGCGAGTACGCGCCCCAGATGTGGAACGAGACGATCGTGCGGTCGACGCGGTCCGGATTGTCGGCCCGCCACTCCCCTTTCGCCAGCAGCGCCACGCGCATGGCGTCATCGATCGCGAAGTCGCATTCAGGGCAGTGCAGGCGCGCGGTCTCCGGTCGGCCGTCGCGGCCGCCGTCCCATCGAACGTTCCGCCATTCGTACGGGTGCATGTGGTCGCACGACGGGCACGGCACGTAGTAGCGACGCTGGTCGCCGCGGCCGTGCCACGTCGCGATCGTGCCGCCGACCAACGTCGGCGACGAGGTCATCAGAATGCGGCGGCGGTTGCGGTACGCGGTCGTGCGCTTGATGGCGATCGACAGCGTGTCGCCTTCGCCTGGGAGCTCGGCCGGGTACCGGTCGACCTCGTCGAGGACCAGGAGGCGCACCGCCCTGGCCGCGAGCGACGCCGCGCTGTTGGCGCCGCCGATCGCGATGTAGCCGCCGCGGAAGGTCTTGAGCAGCGTGGTGTTGCTGCCGTCCTTCTGTCGCCGGCGGCTGAACGTCTCGGACAGCCGGGGGCTGGCATCGATCAACGGCTGCAGCCGGTTGGTCGAGAAGTCCTTCGCCATCGGGTCGACGGTCGGCTCGACCACCATGATGGGACACGGGTCGTAGTCGCAGTGGTAGGCCACGATGTTGAGCGCGGCCGACGTCTTGCCCCACTGGCTCGAGCCCATCACGACCACGACCTCGACATCGGGCTCGTGAAAGGCGTCCATGATGCCTTTCTGGTAGGGCGCGAAGCTGGTCTGCCACTTCGTGCCGGCCAGCGGGCCCGACACGACGACGAGCGACGCGTCGGCGTACTCCGACACGGTCCTCGCCGGCGGCGGCGCGTAGATCGACCGCACGTACCGCAAGACCTCGAGGGCTTGCGGTGACCAGGTGGCGACAGCGGGGACGTTCATGCGGCGTTTCGCCCAGCGTTATCGCCCACGCGCCTCTGTGGGCCTCACGAACCGCCACTCCCTGTCGGGTTTGGTTCGCGTGACGCCGACGTCGCCCGGTTCGACCTGGCGCATCGTAATCTCCGACTTCGTCGCGTCGAGCGTGATTAGGATCGGCTTGCTTCTTACCCATCCGAGAGCGCGGAGCATCTCCGGCGGGATCGTGACTCGTTGCCCCGAACCTACATTCGTCAGGCCGCGAACGGCCCACGTCGGACGAATTTCGTTGGGCAAAGGCGTAGGCGTCTCTTCGCGTTCGTCGTCATTCATCCAGCGGCTCCCTGTGGTGTTGTGGCTCATGCGGCGTGCCCGTTGTCGGGCTGCGACGGCGGCGGCGCCGGATCCCGGTGCTCGTCACTCAGCTCCCGCAGGACCTCCAGCGCGAGCTCGTGCAGGGCACGCTCGATCCCGCGCAGGCCGTCGAGCGAGGCGGCGCGGAACACCCGATCGGCGTGCGTGGCGTAGCTGTTCAGCACGACGGCCTTGATGGCGCTCGCCTCCGCGGCCATCAGGCGTTTGACCTCGTCGAGCGGCATCGACTGGCCGGCTTCCTTCTCGATGACCTGCTTGATGCGTTCGCCGGCCAGGCGCTCGCGATACGCCCGCGCGGCGACCAGGTCGTGGGGATTGGCGGCGCCAGGCGACGCGGCGGCGGCGTCCCGGTGCGCCAGCCACGCCTGCACCTTGCTGAGGCTGTACAGGGATGACTTGCCCTTGCGGCCGCGGACCTCGACGGGCAGCCCCTGCTGTTCCCATTTCGTGATCGTCTGCATGTGCTGGCCGAGTTGCGAGGCCAGCTCGCGCCGCGTGACCAAGTCCCCGACCACGTGGACCGGGCCCGCGGCCTTGGCCGTGGGGTCGCCGATGCCGAGCCGTGCCTCGAGGGCCATGACCTGGCGCGATAGCGCGACGGCCGCCGGCGACTGGTCGGCCGGGCGGCCACCACGGGCACGGGCCATCTGCCCGAACAGGTCCGTGCTCCCGCTGTCCGCGTGGGTCCAACGTGCCCACAAGGTGCAGTAGGCCTCGAGCGCAGCCGTGTCGACGTGCCCCGACGCGGCGACGAGCGCATAGACCTCGCGCCAGCGCGCGGCCGCGCCTGGCGACAGGGTCTGCGGAGGAGGCGTCTCTGTCACCGGCCGTCCTTCACGTCGGATGGTCTCCACAGGCCGTTAGCCATTACCCCTAAATGGCCGCGTAGAAACTGGTGGATTTTCGCGCCCGCGCGACCCGCATGGCTCACAACAGGGCCAGGGGCCCCCGATGCCGCCACTGGCATGGGATGTGACGCGCAGCGCCGCCGTCGAACTCCGGACCGCGTGCCAGGCATCACGCCTCCAGGAAGAGGACCGGCTTGGCCACGATGCTGCCGCGGTCCGGATAGTCCACAAAGCCGAGGGTGCGCAGCCGGCTGATGGCGTTGACGAAGCCCTTTGACTGCAGGTGTCCGTAGCCGGCCCGTTCGGCCACCGCCTGCCTTGGCATCGCCTTCGGGTAGGCCTCGATCAGCGGCTCAAGGATGCGGCCGCTGGCGCCGCCGAGCATCGCGATCACGCGGTCCTGCACGTCCCTGGCGGTCCGCGGGGCTTTGGGTGCCTGCGCCACTGCGCGGCCGGCCTCGGTCAGGGCCACCGTGCCGGCGCCGTAGGCGATGCAGCCGGCCGTCGACAGGCCGCTCATCGCGTTGACGAAGCCCTTGCTCTGCAGATGGGTGTAGCCCGCCATGAAGGCCACGAGCTCACGCGCAGGCTGCCGGGCGCCGAGTTGCTCGAGCTCGGCCAAGGCGTTGAGGATGCGCTGCTGCACGGGGGTGACGCCGGCGGCCGCGGCACTTCCTGTTTTTCCATCTGATCCGAGCATGCGCGGTGCTGGATGCATCACCGGCGCCGGCGGCATCGAACTGAACGCCTGGCGTGCGGGCGTGGGCGCCGGCATCGACACGGGCGCGCTGACTCGCGCCAGCTTCTCGACGATGCGTTTCAGGCCGGCGCCATTAAGTGCCTTCGCGAGCCGCGCAGCGTCGCGTTCGGCAGCCTTGAGCCCTTCGGCTGCGACGTTCTCGATCAACTCATTGAGGATGGGGTGGAAGTGGTGGGCCAGCGACTGCGCGGCGTTACCCCACTGGCGGCGGAGGGCGTCACCGACATCCGCCAGGCTCTTCAACAGCGCGCGGTCGGCGTCGGTGAGCACCTCGACGGTCTTCGCAGGAATATTTTCGGAATATTCTGAGGCCGGTTTTGCGGTCCGCGCGGCCCGCTCCAGCTCGGCGATCCGCGCCTTCAGGTCCGCCATGGTGCGCTCGCGCTGCTCGGCCTCCGCCGGCAGGTCGGCCAGCTTCGACAGCACCGCCTTGACGCGTTCCGTCGGCGGCGGCACGACACCAGCCAGCTTCGACCCGGCCTTCGGGTGGCTCGTCGTCACCGGCCCGACCTTCACCCGCGTCACGGTCCTGGTCAGCGCCGGGCCGAAGGCGAAGAACTCGCCGGCGTCGAGATCGCGCAGGATCTGGCGCCCGGCCTTCGTCATCCCGAGCTCGTCGCCGGCGCGCTCCATGTCGACGTCGAGCGCGGAGCGCCCGATCAGCTTGTTGTTCGCCTCCGCCGCGGCGTCCTTGTGGAGCTTCGACAGCCGCTGGGTCGCCTGCACCAGGCAGAAGCCGCGCTTGCGGCCCCGGGTCGAGAGGTCGATGACCGCCTGGAGGGATTCCGCGCTGCCCTTCTCCGGGGCGAAGACATGCGCCTCGTCGAGCACGATGAGCGCGGGGTGCCACAGCCGCTTCGGGGCATCGACCAGCGCCTCGAGGAACAGCCGCACGAACCGCACCCGCTCGTGCGACTTCAGCTCGTAGATGTCGAGCACCGCCGAGACGCCCAGCTCGAGGAGCCGTTCGGCCAGGAGCTTCGCCGTGCGCGGGTCGGCCAGCGTGTCGCCGCCGCTCTTCGCCGCCAGCACGTAGTCGAACCGCTCCCGGAGGGTGACGAACTCGCCCTCCGGGTCGATGACGATCTGCTGCACCTGGCCGCTGGTCTGCTCGAGCAGCCGGCGCAGCGCCCAGGACTTCCCCGAGCCCGAATTGGCTTGAATGAGCAGGCGGGTGTTGAGCAGCACTTCCGGGTCGCAGGTGACGCCCGGGCCGATGTCGAAGGTCTTCATGCAGATGGTCCCTTTCACGCCGTCGGGTGTGCGCCCTCGCCAGGGTCTGGCCAGAGCCGGATGAATTCGGGCAGATCCCACAGCCCCTGCGCGCCGCGGCACTCGACCGGCGTCGGCAGGCGCCTGATGTCCTTCAGCAGCCAGCACCATGGGCCGTAGGCGTGCTGGTGGCCGGCGAGCAGAACCGGCAGGTCGGCGAGCCGCACGCAGTCGTAGAGCGTCGCGATGGCCACGACGGCGCCGAAGGCCATGCCCGGGTAGTCGGCTTCGTCGTCCAGGTCGAGCCAGTTGCGCGACTTGCCGGCGTGAATGGCGAGCGGGCCGCGGTAGCGGGTCGGCCATTCCCGGTTCTCGATTGGCTTCGCGCCGATCGCGATGAGGTGCGCGAAGGGCTGACAGATGGTGAGGGCCTTCAATGCCGGCGCTCCCTGAGCTGGATCGTGCGCAGCGGCCCGTGCCCGGCGTCGGTGGCCAGGATGTCGTCGATCTGGTCGGCGATGTCGCGCAGCTCGCCGTCCGGGTCCGGATCGATCGGCTCCTCGCCGGGGTGCGTCCGGTTCCAGTGCGCGGCAGTATCGAAGGTCAACCGGATCTCCTCGCGCAGCTTGCGCAGGTCGTCGATCAGTTCGTCGCGCGTCTTCACGACGGGTGCACCACACCGCGGGAACCCTGCCGCAGCTCGCGGAAGTCGAGCAGCGCGCGGCCGGCCTGGTCCTCGCTGAGACCGACCCCCTCCACGAGGAAGTGGAAGAGCATCTGGTCGGACGTCGCGGCCTCGATGGCGCGCTGCAGCATGCCGACGACTTCGCGCGACTTGACCAGGTCCATCTGGGCGATCTCGCCGTTCAGGACGAGCTCGACACGGCCTTCCTTCGTCGCTGCGCTCAGCAACGAGCCGACTTCGAGGCTGTCGCCGGCGGTCGGGCGCGGCTCGAGGGAGCGGAGCGCGATCCCGTGCATGTCGATGACCTCGCCGTCGACGTTGCTGTGGAACGCGTGGTCGTAGCCGGCGCGCGCCAGGAGGGCACGAACCGCAGCGTAGACCGTGCGCGGCACCTCGAGGACGGCGTAGGTGTGGGTGGCCCTCATCGGCGGTTCGCTTTCCGGCTGGCCGCCTGCATCTCGCGCTTAACCTTCCGCCGCCGGTCGCGCTTCGACTTCCGCGCCTGAGCGTGGCGGCGCTTCACGAGCCGGGAGAGCCATTCAAGGGCCTTGCGCTCACCGGTGACGAGGCGGTCCTCGGGCACACCGGCCGCGACGGCCTCTTCGCGAGAGTCGTAGATCTGTCCTGTGCGTGTATCCATGGGTTGGGGTCCTTTCAGGCGATGGGCCGGACGGCCGGCAGGGTGACGGGGTGGCCGTTCGCGAGCGCGAGCAGCACGTCGGCATGGCACGGGGTGCCGTGGGCGCACCAGCAGGCGAGGTCGCGGCCGCGGAGCGCCTCGAGGTCCGTCCGCAGCGCCGCCAGGGCGCGCTTCTGGCGCTCGACGTGGTCGGCCGACTTCGACACGCAGAGGTAGCCGCCGGCGGCCAGCAGCGTGTAGAGGTCCACGCACTCCGCCCGCGTGCCGTCCTCGCCGACGACGAAGGGGTTGCCCCACGGCGTCGTGCGGTCGACTTTCACGGCGCCGGGCGGCAGCCGGAAGCCTTTCCGGCGGGAGAGCTGCAGCCGCTGCGGCCGTGGACTCGCCGAGCAGGTGTGCGCGACGCCGGCCGGCACGTCCGCCTGGCACAGCGGGCACCGGGTGGGCGTGGTCGACACGATCGAGCAGGTCGCGTAGGAGACGCGGACCTTCATGGCCGGCTCCGCTGGTGGGTGAGACGTGCCTTCTCGACCTCAGCCTGCAGCGCGTGCCACTCGGCGCGGGGCACGGCGACGGTGTCGGGGCCCGGCTCGGCGACCGGTACCGCGGAGGACGCGGCCTCGGCGCGCTCGCGCAGCATCATCACGCCCCCGTAGATCGTCGTTCCACCAGGGATGCCAGCATCTGCCAGTAGGTCGCTGATCTCTCGGAGGCGACCCTCGGCCCGCTCCGCACGGTGCTGAGCCTCCACGAGGGCGTCTGCGGGGGGCGCGGCCTTCAGCCGATCGATCTCCTCGCGCTGCCGGTTGATGACGTCGAGCGCCTTGGCGTACTCGCGGTCGAGCGCCGTCGTGGCGCGTGGTCCGTCGAGCGTGTCTGCGGGGGGCGCGGCCAGCGCTCGCGCAAGCCAACAATCACACTTGTGTCCAATATCCGCAGGTGAGGCGCACGCTGGACACCAACTCCCGCCGTCTTCGTCTTTGATGGCCCACTCGATACTTTGCAATTGCTCGCTGGAAATCATCGCTTCGCCTTTCTCGTGGTTGACCGACCACGCCCCGATTTCTCGGCCGTCGATGACGCGGCCCGTCCAGTAGTGCAGAACTGAATTGATGTCGCGCTCGATCACCCACCCCGTTTCCGACCTGTCTGCGGGGGGCGCGGCGCGCAGGGCGGCGAGCCGCCGCAACACGTCATCGCAATCCGACGCCAGCACCCAGAGCGTGTCAGCGCCGAATCGGGCCGCTTCTTCCACGGTGTAACGACGCGGCGGTTTCATCGCGTCCCTTGGCATCACGCGCGCCTCCGGAAGGGTGCCACGGCCGCTTTCGCCTTCTTCCGCGCGATCGGCTTCGTGAGCCGTGCCGCCGGCGCCCACGGCCCAACGCGCTGCTCGCCGGCCTGTTGGCGCGCCTTCAGTTCGGCCACCTGCCGCGCCGCTTCCGCCTTCAGTTCCTCACGCCGGCGCAGCGTATCGGCGTCTGGCCAGGAGGCGCTCATGCGTCGC